GACTATAAAAATCACGTACAAGCGCATAGCAATCTTGCCAGCCATGAAAATAATTACGCCCCACTAAAGGGGCGCGATAATCGCAAGGCTCGTAGACTTGAAAATCAAGATCTGGATATGAACAAATCACCCACGGTTTTTTGTGCAGTTCAATTTGTATCAAATCAAGCTCAGATGCTTTTGTAGTTCCATCTGGATGAGAGTGCACATAAGCTAAGATTTCGCCTTGATCTTCAGCACTTGCCAAGTCTTCGGGATGAATTTCAAACTGATCAGATTGAGCGGAAACATTGCGGCAGCGGATATATTCTTTTCCAACAATTACCCCACAGCATTCATGCGGATAGCATTCATCGGCATGGGCCATGATTGCTTTTTTGGTTTTTGCTGTAAGTTTCATAAAACCTCACAATAAACTTGATGCAGGGAACCCGCCAAAAGGCAATGGCTTGTTTTCTCCAAAACGCAAACGGCATGAACGCAAACTCCCACTACATCGATCTAAAGCTGGATCATTGGTAGGCTCATCCTTATCGGTGAACATTGCCGCTCCGGTATATCCACATTCCTCACCACGGTAATTGCCCATCATGCACCAATGACAAAGTGAAGTAATTTGTCGAACTGGGATTTTCAAACCCTCAAAATCGATTGGATTGGACAGCTCAAAAGTTACTTGCTGGGCGTTTTCAGATGTCTTTTGCTCGATGTACCAGATTTGCTCTTTTGATTCATTCGATGCAGTTGGATTACCTGCTGTGAAGTTTTCGGCATCTAGGTATTTGGCAAGTGTGGTAATGACTTTAAGCTTAGCCCCAGCAAAGTCTTTAAACTGCAAACAGTAAGCAGACACAGCATTTTGAATGCCGTTAATATTGTTCGCCATGCTTAAAGTGGGTGCTGAAGCTTTACCATCTGATCGCATTTCCAGACCTGATACCTCAAGTGCCATTGGTTCAAAAACTTGCCCTTGCCAAATAATATTGCGGTTCCAGACTTTTTGTTCACCTGCATCAAATATTTTGCCAATGCTGCCAGAGTCGGCACCGATCAGACCACTTGAACCAATTGAAGAGTAGATTTTCTCCCAGTCTTGAAATGATATATGGCCATGAAAACGCAAAATGCCAGCACCCAAGCTGCTGGCATCTAGTTCATACAAGTGAATTAACCCATCGACATATAGCTTCTGAAAATCACTATTCAGACTCATGTGTTACCTCGTCATAGATTGGATTTCCATCTTTGTCCACAACTTGAACATCGTCAAAAACAGGATTTCCTTCACTATCAACTGCTTGAACCCATTCGAATACTGGTTCACCATTTTCATTAATGACTGGTTGATTCGACAAAATAGGCGTACCGTTTTGATCTGTTTGAATATGTGTCACTGGTTTTTGGTAATTTTTACCGCCAACAACAACCGGATTCCCGGCATCATCAAATAGATCTTCATATTTAGTGATGTAAGTAAGCTGAGGAGCATACTTTACTTGCTGGACCATACGCGGTTGTTTTTCAGTGCGTGGCACTTTTCTAACGATTGTCTTTTTAATGCTGTTTAAACGAATATCAATCCAGCGTGGCTCACCATTTGCATTGTTCGGAATATCGATTGGTGCATCGAGATTCGCAACAATATCGCCTTCATCATTTAGCTTTTTCTTGAAGGTTTTAATTTCAAGATCACCGTTTTCTAAAGTTTGATATTCAACTGCACAGATTTTATTGCCATGAGTATCGGTCGGAATTTCAATCCACCAGCCTTCCTTCGCAAAACCTGAAGAACCTTTTACCAGATAATGCCCAATGCCTAGTTTTTCAAAAGAGAGAGGCTGTTCTGCAGCTTCATCATTTGGTTCAATTTTATCTGCAAACAATTTAACAACCGGTGATGCTGACTTGATGAAACCATTTGCATCAACAGTTGTATTTTTTGATGATAAGATTTTACGCCACGGCTGAAACGTATTTACATTCCAGTTTACAGACCTGACATACATTTCGGAGTTATGTGTTATGCTTAATTGTGCACAAGCATCAGTTGAATCGTTAATATCTAAATTAATAATTGCCTGAGAATCGTTGTCTGGATAGTCTCCAGCACTTGAAATATTATTACCATTATTTTGCCAATAAAAGGCATTACCATTTCCCCTCAATGTTGATAATTTTTGACTACCTAATCGAATTGACTTTCCAACTCCAAAAGCCCCAACCTCCATCACATTCCCGGCAGCGGTACCTACATAACGACTAGCTGCATGGGTGTTATTCGTAAAGTTTTCATTCATTTTTGCGCCAGTAGAGCGGAATGTGTCGCCACCTGCACCCGTTGGGGCAGTGCCAAGATTTACTGTTTGAATCGTCATTTTCTTACTCGCATAAAAAAGCCCCGACATTGCGGGGCATAGAAATATTAAGAATTAGATGACGGGCACAACTCCGTCTTGTGTGCATGCCGTAGTTTCTTGCATGAGGTCACGACATTAAGAAAAAATTGTGTACCAATAGGCTTTGCTTTTTGATCTGGTTAAGAAGTAATACAAGCCCCACTTTTGAGCGAGTTCTTGTTTATTTTTACCAGTATATTTTACACACAATTTAATGAATAACTGCTTCATTTTAATTTCCTTAAGATAATAAAAAAGGGCACTATGTGCCCTTCATTTAAACGATAAGTTTTAAGTTAATAGATCACCAATGTATTTAGCTTGAACTTGAATAATTACACCTGGAGCTAAATCAGTTTTTCCTACTAACTCATAGCCGTCTTCTGTAGGGTTAATATTTAAAACAATTTCATAACTAGTGATATTGCCAAAAACCGACTCAATATTCCTATCATGTTGTTTTGCATTTAGCTTGATATGGTTATTATCAATCTTACCTTGATAAGTGAAACCATAGTCTCCGCCATTAACTACGCCATTACTAACAACGACTGTACCCTCTCCAAAATCTTGAATAGTGCTTTTAAATTTGACGAAGTAAATACCGTCTTTCATTTTGACCTCATGCATTAAACGCTGAAAATTCAGCCATTTGATAGTAATACATACCTAGTCAAAAGTTAATTTTTTATGGATAGAAGACTTGGGTGAATGTCGTAGAGATTTGCCATACATCACCGCCTAAACAACGGGGTTGATATTCGCCTGTTTTAACTCGGACTTCACCGTCTAATGGCGAATCCCAAAGAAACGAGTCAGCGCCTTTATGCTGATCGAAGAATGCTTTGATTTGCATAATTTCGGCTTTTTTTGCCGTTCTTGTGTATTGCCATGTGCCAGATCGGTTATTGATTCCTATTGAGACATTTTGCTCATACCCATCACCAAATTTGCTTGATAACGTATTAAAGCGCTGCGAACCTGAGTTACCTTCTAAGTCTTGGCACCAAGTGAATTTACGGTTGCTCATCTTTTTTTGACCACTCAACTTTCATACTTACCGGACTATCTTTAAAACGTTTTTTGCAACTTTCAAGATCCTGCGTATTTTGATCTGGAGCAAATAACCCCCCACGCCTACTTTCACGAACTGCCCATTCTTTTACATGTTTGTTTAGTAGCTCTGCTGCTTTAGAACTCTTAGATTGTTTTTTAAAAATGAGGGTGAATGACAATCCAAAGACGAAACCCGTTGCATATTCAATTAGATTAAAATCAATTAAATTTGCACTTATGTAGAAAACTACAGCAATCAATAAAGCAAGCAGAAAAGTCATAATGTACTTTTTCACTTTTGTACTCCCATTAAAAAACCCACTCATTCGAGTGGGTTACTTTGATAATAAACCGCCTTGTCGTTGCTCTTGTCGGATAATAGTTCTAACTGCATTTCCGATCATTTGCCCAAGTTGCTTCTGATCCTGAGTATTAGCACCATTAGTATTAACACCTGAATCAGTTACATACACTTGGATTGTGACAGGCTGTTCAGAAGATGAAACTGTTCTCTCCAAACTCCCACCTGAGTTGATGGCGTTCAATGTATCAACACCAACGCGTTTTGTAGCTGCGGCATTAAGTACATATTCTTGACCATGAACTACACCTGCAACATCACCACGACCCATGTTGCCTGTGTAGCCGCCTGAAGAGAAGCCTTGCGGTGTTGCAGCTTGGATGAGAGATACAAATGTACCCGATTTAATTGTCGCGATCGCTGCTGCTGCCGCTTTTTGGTACCAAGTACCTGGCTCATTTGCGTAAGCATCTGAAGCAGCTTTCCACATGTTCATTCCAGCCTGCGCCAAAGCAAATGCTCGCTGACTTTCATAAAGAATGCGGTATGCACTTGATGACTCACCAAGCATATTTTTAAACATACCAGCTAATGCACCAGTTACATTAGCTCCATAACTTAACTGAAGGTTCATTGAGTCATTTTGATAAGTTGATTCAATCAGTTTCAAACGCTCAAAGTGCTCCTTCATGATTTGTTCACGTTGTGCATTTAGAGCCACCATATTTGCATTTGGATCTTGTTCCTGAGTTTCAATATCAGCAAGCTGGCTATCAAATACTTTTTGAGAAGCATCATAACGGCTAAAGCGCTCCTGTTCTAAAGCGAATTGTCCACTATTACCAGTGATACTCGCCTGAATACCACCCCAGTTTTGAACAGCACTATTAACTTTATCGTGTATCTCCTTGTCTTGATTTGCCTTAGAAAAGGCTAACGATTTTTGACGTTCCTCATCACTAAGTTTGGAGTTTAAAAGAATCGCTTCACGCTCCAATCTATAGCGTTCCTGCATGGCTTGGGTTTCTGTCAGTAGAGCTTGTTTAGCCTGAAAAAGACGTTGCTCTTGAGCGAGTTGAATCATCCCAACTTCTTGATCGTACTCCTGCTTAAGTGCATCAAGACGAATCTGCTTTAAATCATCCGTTAACTCAGTTCCTTCCTTGATTTGCATCTGCTTAGTTTCATATGAGTATTTGAGTTTCTGCTCTTCACTCCAGTGAAATTGATTGATCTCATATGTTAATTCACGCAAATACAATTCTTTGTTTAATTCAGCACGAGCCGTAGCCTTTGCAATATAGTCTTTCTCTTCATTTCCAAAGTTTGCCTTTCGGATTTCAGTCAATTCACGCTGTAAATCATTTTCAATTTGAGTCAATTTAGGAGCGTAACTATCTGCAAATTGATCACGTAATCTAGCTTGTTCTTCAAACAATCTTTTAGCTTCATTCGCCTCTTTTGTGGCTTCTCGATTTGCTTTACGTGCAGCTGCTGCACTATTACGTCTAGTTTGTGCAACTGCCTCCTCACTTGCTTGGAGTTTTCGGTTGGCGGCAAGATTCTGATCAATAATTTTTGCATCTTGCGCAGATATCTTATTGCCATTCTGAACATATGCCTCAGCAAAAGCTTTAGCTCTTTCTACATCAAAACCATAATTCCCAATAAGTTTATTAGTTAACTCAGTCTTAAATGTGCTTTGCTGTAGCTTCTGCAAGTAGCCACTAAGTGCATTAGTTGCATTATTTGCAGCACCCGCAACATTATCAAAACTATTTGCATGAATATTATTCTGGTTAGCGGCATTTTGAGCAGCATTGCCTTGAAGTTTTGCCTCAACACCCACTGCTTTTAGGCCATCTACTAACTTCACACCAGCAAAGTAGGCCTGATCATATCCTTCAACTTGCTTTTTTAGGGCATTGTAAAGGTCTGGTGGAATATTCATCCCATTCAGTCTTTTTAAGGCTTCTGTATAGCTAATTGTTCCTAGGCGCGCTTCATTGGATATCTTAGTTACTTCTACATTCCCTAGCGCATAATTCTGTATGTCGATTAAGGCTGATGCTGCTGCTTGCTCAGCATCATGCAGCACTTTATTCTGAGCTTCCAAGGCTGTAGTCATATCATTAATGGCTGACTGTTTTTCAACACCATGCAACTTACGCAACTCCTCCGCAGCTTGGTTAGCCACTTCTGCTTGCTCTTTAAGTTTTTGATTTGCTTTTTCGGCTCGATCTTGCATGTACATGTAGCCAGCAGCTAATGCGGTGACGCCGATTGTAAGCACCCCTGCCCAGCCACCTACCAACCCAAAAACTTTGGAACCTACGCTTGTTGCTGTGTTTAAACCATTTTGTGCAGCAGTTTGTGCTATTAATGCTTGAGTGACAGCATCGGCTGCAAGTTTATAGCGAGCGTTGGCCGCAGTTGCACCAAATTTAGCCTGTGTCTCGGCATTTGTAGCCTGAACATTCGCAAGATGAGCTTTAGCTTCATTCAATTTTAAAGTTGTGAGGACAATCGCATCCTGCTTTTGTGCTTGGTCAGCAGCCTTTTGAGCAGCAGAAGCAACAAGATCAGCTTGAACTGCAACTGTTTTAGAAATTATTGCTTTAGTAATTGCACCAATACCCAAAACGACAGCACCATCTGCCAATAATTCAAAGTTGTTGGCAAGCACTTCGATTGAACCTGAAAGTACCTGAGCCGCTCCAGAGCTTCTCCCTGCCTCCCCGATAAACTGCGTTAAACTATTACTTAATAACCCTAATGACTGCCCAATAGTTGCATCTGTTTTACCGAATTGCTTATCGGCCTCTTCAGACATGCTAAGTAATGCTTTGGTTACTTTCTCAGAGGTTAATTCGCCATTTTCCGCCATAGATTTAAGTTGTCCGATAGGCACATTCATACCCTTAGCCAACAACTGCATTAATCCATAGCCATTTTCCATGACAGAGTTAAACTCATCCCCACGCAATGCTCCACTTCCAAGGGCTTGCCCTAACTGCATAATAGCTGCATCCGCTTGAGCTGCTGTCGCCCCTGATAATGCAATACCTTTAGAGATTGTTTCTGTTAGGCGCCCAATATCTTCTTGCGCCAAACCAACATCTTTAGCATTCATTGCAAGCTTCTGATAAACCGTTGCAGTAGATTCCCAAGATGAGCGTGAACGTTGAGCAATTTCAAAAGTATTATCCATTGCTGTATTGAGTTGATTCTGCCCTTCAGTTACCAACTTCAATTGGTTTTGGATGCCTGTATAAGCATCCATCTTAGCAACAGCAGCCCCGATGGTAACTAGTCCAGCCATATAGCCAGCTAGTTCGCGTGTTGCCACTGACAACCCATCCATCGACTTAGTTGCAAAGTCACCTTTGCGCTCAATACTATCTAATTCATTGCCTAGATTACGCGCATTACGCTCTGCATTTTTAGCATCAATTACAATAACGAGACGTGATTCTTGTGCCATTTTACTTTCCTCTAGGCAATAAAAAACCCACTCATTGAGTGGGTTGATAACTAAATTTATTTATCTTTCAGATTCAGATGCTGCTGCAGCTATGTCGGCTGCTGCGGCCGCGGCTGCCACCTCTACACTCGGCATAGCCTTATCCCAACTTTCTCGAAGTTTCTCTGCCTCTATATCTTGTTTTTTGTTTCTATAGATTGCTTCGATTTCTTCATAACGGTTTTTATCAATTTCATTAAATTGACTATCTTTTGCGCCAACAATTCTTTTAATAACCTTATTCAAGTAAAAATTAGATCCAGAAAATTCAGCAAAAGGAACATGTACTCCTAAGTCCAGAACTTCTCCATCACTTTTTAATTTGTATAAATAAGTATTCAGTGGTTTAGGGATTGTTTCGTTATTCTTTAAACTATAAATATAACCACACTGATAATATCCACGTATAGAGGCGCCATATGAATTATGTGCCTCATAATCAATATCAACTGTTAGCTCTCTAAACCGAGCCTTTTCATCTTTAATACTACTTTTAATCAACCCATCCTTAGCAATAATGTCCCCAAATACACTATTAATATCTTCAGCTGGTTGAATTATAGTAGAAATATTAGCCTCTCTAATCTTTAAGCTGGATGGGCTTTTTAAGGAGTTAGTTAAGTACTCAACACACTTGTCATACGATGTATTAAAAACATTTTTATCTAGTCCAGTGTTAGATTCTTTACACCCACCTAACAACAATAATGAACTTATTAAAACTAACTTTTTCATACGAGTGCCTTATTTAGAAACCATAGCGAATAAAACTAACAGCAACCATCCAAATGCTATTACTTTTTCAAATTTTGTGTATTTTCTTTGAAGAGTAAACCATGCAAAAATGAAAGGGAAAATAAAAATGCCGATCCATAACAGAATAGTAACTAAGACGTTTCTTTTTTCTTTATCTGAACCTTCTTGTTGTATTAAGTGAATAGGGTCATTTAAAGTCCCTTTTGACTTTTTGTAGCTGGTATTTGTTGTATAAGAAAGACCAGTACCTGGAATACCTACTGTTGTGCGAGTACCCTTCTTACTTACATTTACACGTGCACCTTTCCCACCCACAGAAACACTTGATAGCCCTTTTTTACTAATATTGACACGGATTCCAGGAGCAATTTTTATACTTTTTCTAAAATTCAATCCCATCACATCACCTATCTAGAGCAGATCTTTTTAGAAGCACTTATTGAACCATCTTTGCAAACAAATTTGCTACCATCACAGTGACTAACTCCACCTTTACTACCTGAACACGGCTGTCTACCTCTTCCAGCTTCAGCAAAACTTAAAGAACCTAAAACTAATAAGATAGTTAAAATAATTTGTTTCATGAATTTCACCATTTGTTATAAAGTTTATGTAATTTAACAACTGGTTAATAATGGCGCAATAAAAAACCGCTATCTCTAGCGGTTCTTTGAATGTTGCTTACTATTTTTGAGTAGTTGGCTTAGAGGTTTGCTCGCCATTAGACGCAGGTACTTTGCGAAGTACTAGAATTACTAAAATGGCTGCTAATGTTGAGAATGCAGCTGTTGCAACCCAAGGATAACCAGCATATAGCGCATATACTGCTACACATAGAATCCCTATTCCTATCAACACTCCAAATATTAAACCAAGAAGGAATAATTGAGAGTTATGTTTTTGATTCTCAATGTTTGCAGTGTTGATGCGCTTATTTTCTGCCATTTGATGGCGAGCCACTTCATGACTCATAGTCTGTTCATTCTCAACAATCTGCATTAAACGACTAGCTAGACCAGGTTGGATTTCTTCAAATGCCTTAACCAAATCAGGAGGCGGGTATGGTGAGTAGCTTTCCGCCTCTTCCACAGCAACTGATACATCATTGCCATTTTTTGTTGCGATGCCACGTTTAGTTCGACGATGTTGAGACATTAATTAGGTATTTATAATGAGTTAAGTTCAGGTTGTTTACTGCGCAAGTCACATGCGATTCTGTTGGTAGCTTTTGTCATGTTTTTACCGACTGCTTCCCAATGTTTTGCTGCATTACCAATTGGTCGCGGATCTTCCATTTTTGCAGGCTCAACAGCATGTACTGGGACACGAGGTGCTAATACAAAAGCTGCTAGCAGACCTTCTGTAAAGTACTTCATACCTTTGTTCATTTTTTATCGCCCTTATATTTAATGGGTGTCATAAAACATACAATTTTTATGACAGAAAAACCCTCTTATCATTTGATAACAGGGTCTCTATAGGAACAAGGGTACGCACTAATGACATTTCTGTCAATAAGGAATCTTTACGGGAATGTCAAGAGAATAGGCGTATTATGTAACATCAAGTGCGCTATATCACGTCGCAAAGTCTAAGTTATGTACCGTACGTCAGCACTTAAGTCTTCGTCGCTCGTTGCGTCGACTTCTTATGCGCCTCATCCAAGAACATATCGTCGAGTGTAAAGATACAGTCATTAAAGATGTATCGTTCAACTGGCAGATCATATTGCTCCACATAAGCATTAATTGCTGCAATATCTAACGCCAGAGGAACACTTTGTTCATAGCGTCTAGATCGTGCAATCGTGTTATATGCAGACAGAATTGCATTAGCTACATAAGAATAGTCAGGAGCATCAGGAAGCTTTACGCCGAGTGCTTCTCTTTGCTTTTTTTCGTGGTCCGTGAGCCCCGCGTACTTGTTCGCGTAGGTGTAGAGGGTTGTGACTTTCCCACAACATCATCTCGATATTGGTTCGCATCTGATTGAATCTTTTCAGATTCAGTGCGGATAAATGACCATAGAGAAACACCTAAATCGCCCATGTTAAGCAATTTCGTAGCGTTCTCTGCATTGTATGCAGGTTCGGACTTTAACTGTTCGCCATTAGGACCTTCTTCGACAAATACAACACCCTTCCAGTCTTCAATTAAATGGCATGCAACTGCTTCCAATAGTAATTCATGAAAGAGTTTGTCATCGGGTGAAGCTTTAGCAACATCAAATCCTTTAGCTGTGATTTGGTTATTCGCACGTTCTAAAGCTACTTGATAAGGCTTATATCCAATGCCTCGGATTTTGAACTCAGCAAGTACATTACCTTCTTCATCTTTATATTCGCGCCACAAACTAACGTCTTTATTTCTTTGAATATTGACTTCAAGAGCCATGTTATATCTCCAAATAAGAAGGCAGCAATAAAGCTGCCAAATCAGTATTAAGGTGTTACAGGTGCAATCACACGAGTAATAACCGGTGATACACGAATATGGTTGTAATTAATGTCGACTGTGATGGTGTCTTCTCCACCGCCATCAGGGTGATTAGCTTCAGCCACTTCTAATTGTGGGAACTGGAATGCATAACCATTACCTGCATCATCTTCAATAGAGAATTCTAGCGGCATGGTGTCACGGGTTTTAATGAAGTCGATATATGCCGCTGACTGAGCCGAGAACATGTATTGAGTGTTCACAGTTACATCTACAATCTTTTCGAGATAAGTCGTTGCAGTGAGCTTTTTAGAGCCAATACAACGGATTGCTTCCATATTGTTGTTAATGGTCAATTCAAGAGACTGCATACAAGCAGTTCCGACAACTGTTTCACCATTAACTTTAAGATCACCGACGTTAAGCGCTGAAACAAGGACTAGTTCAGGAACCGGTAAAGGCGAAGTCACAGGGTTTGTAGTTGTACGCTCAAACAGAGTACCCATCAAGCCAAATGTAGCTGTGATTTTGCCAGTAGTAGCAATAGACATCGTAGCTTCATTTATACGTACACCGCGGTAAATAAATACCTGGTTAATATCTTCAAATACTTTGACGAAGGTAAATGTCTTTCGCACATTACCGCCAAAGTTAAGAACATCACTGGCCCAGTTATTCATTGCAACTGCTGACCAGAAGTCATCAAACAAGCCAATAGATAATTCAACTTCTAAAGAACCTGTGATTTCTGCTTCGGTAGCCATGCCACCTTGACGGAATCGCGAATCGACCACACTGTTTGATGATTCAGTGGTGACGTTTTCAGTTAAGCCATCAGTAACTCGGCGTACGGTTTTCCAAGCTGGTGTAGTTGGTAATACTTCGGGGGTTTGCTCTTCAGCATAATATAATTTAATACGTGCACCAGAACTCATCTAAGTTCTCCTTAATTTTCGGGCATTAAAAAGCCCTCGAATTGAGGGCGTTGTTTGGTTGTGTTCTCAGGCATTTAAGGGCTTACCTTGAATACCCCTGCAAAGTTTCAAAATGCTTTCTGCATGAAGGGTTATATGTTTGTGTTCTGGCCTAGTTCGCTCAATATCAATAGCTATTAGCATTGCTGCGCGCAGGTTTTCTGTCGGCTCTACACTTTCAAAAATGTAGGTGTCGTTATGAATAACAATATCGGCATAACCATCTTCTTCTGTGCTTGGTCTGCACTCCACCACAATGTAAGCAGGAACATTATTTGTCATTATCTTTATCCTCATCAAAATCTAAGGATGGTTGCGCTTCCTTAATTAGATCATCCAATTCTTTAAGCATAGCTGGCTTTGTTTGCTTACCATGGATTGATAGAAAGCTTGCTGCGCCTGACAGAGATTGGGTAATCAGCTCAAGTTGTGCTGAAAGCTTGCCAATGCGTACCTGTAGCCCATCTTTGAGTTGACGAGCCAATTCCTCTTGCTCGATGTAGTATTTGCGGATCTCATGACCTTTTTTATTGCGCTCCATCATCCCAAGGTGTTTGGTCATATCCACCGAGATGATGTACTCAATTAGGTTTTGTCCTGTTTTTGAAAGCTCCTCTTTTTTGAGGAGCTTAATAAAATCAAAATTCTCTTCAAAGCCACATTGTTTAATGCGTCGCTTAATCCAATCCGAAAAGTCCGTCTTAACCTCTAACATTTTATGTAGGTCACGCGCATTCACGCCGAGTTGGACTTTTCCATTTAATTCAACTTCGATAAATGGAGTTTGATTTTCAATTTTCACAATTGCATTCATATCGTTTACCTCGTTACCAAATAAAAAAGCCACACAGACATGCGGTAACGAGACATATCTGTATGGCAAAACGGTTAACTCAAGTTTGGATTTATCTTTAAAATTAGATATTTGAAGAAAATAAACTGGCAGGCACACTGAACATGAAAAGTGTGCTTTTCGGGGATCAACCTAGCCAGTGTTCGCCTGAATTTCAGGCATAAAAAAACCTGCCACTAAGGACAGGTTCGTTTAAAAGTTAAATTCGTTAATTGACGCGATAATTTATTGAAATGTTGTACTGAATGAAATCCCCATTACTGCCGAGGTTCTGCACTTGACCTTGTAAGACTTCTAACTGTCCGCTCGTAAAGTATTCAAAATGAGCTAACCAAGCATCTGCAAGTTTTGTGATTGCTACTTCATGAGTATTTAAACGAGCCATACAGTTGATTGAGATAATCCCTGTTCGTCTTGTGCATGGGGTATCACCAATTGCAGCAATAATCGAACCACCCCACAGTACGTTAATGTCGCACCAAAGCCCATCAGTCGGAACTGTAAAGTCTTTATTAGGATATTTAATTCTGGTCTGCTCAATTCCAGTAAAGGCCATTGCTCTAGTGATAATGGCTTGTCGTGCTTGATCTAAAGTCATTGCCATTTTAACCACCGTATTTCTGAGCAATATAGTTAAAGGTTGTGGAATAAACACCTTGAGGGGCTTGCTGCGAAAAACCTCCCACGCTTTTAATCACGTATTTTTTGGCCTTTTTGTCGTATGAGCCTTTTTTGACTGGTTTTGGATATTGTCCAAACTCAATAGCAGTGGCGTAAGGCGCATTCGTTTGGATGTATACAACCGAATAAGGAACTAGACGAGATAAGACGCTTGTGCCTTTGCTAATGGTTGAGCCACCGCTTTTGTCTTTCTCTGCCTCATTAAATGATTGGTCAGTCTGGTTTATGCTGACTCTGTGTGATGCTCTATAGGCTCCCGTGTCTACAGGACTGGCTAATACAACTCCACCTAAGGCATCAATGACAATATCTTTTTGCTTTTTGGTAAGGTCGGCTTCAATCGTTTTAGTGAAGGCACTCGGTTTGCTTGTCCAGCCCATTAAAAGTCACCTCAACTTTACCAAACAGTATCTCAAATACTGGTTCATTCCCTACTGTAAACACTCGACCGTCAATGGTGGTTTTATGTCGAATAAGATAGCCTTTGTTAGTATCTGCAAAGAGTACATACTTACATTCTTCGCCATCTAACAGCACCTTCTTTGGGCCATTAGTGGATTTGCGAACCTCAGCGTGATAAACGCCCTCTTGGTTTACAGCCTGACTTATTAAGTTCCCATCATCTAAGTTAATCATTAGACTTTCCTCAATTGAGCAATCCATGTTGCGTCCGCTGGATCTTTTCCGTAACTCACAACACGATAATTCCCGCCTTCAATCACCCAAATGTCATTAACATCTGGATCAACTAGAGTTCCTGCCGCATCCTTCACTTCATTTTGCAATAACACGGCTTTAGAGTCTGTGGCGCGGTAATCTATAGGCTTCACCAAATCTTTTAAATAAGAGCCAAATAGGACGCCTCTGCCGCCATATACATATTCAGTGTAAGTATCTTCACCAGTGGCGGGATTAGAACCAGTTAGCTTCTTTCGAGTACAAGTGAAGGAATCTACAGCGTCTGCAAGCTCATCCTCTGCATCAAATGCGGCTGCCAGTTCTTGCTGAATTTCATCACGCATTCCCATGGCCTACTCCGTAATAACAAAGGTGTTGATGTGATACTTCTCGCTAAAGAATGGCTCAAGCAGATCAAGGATAAATTGCATATCGCCACTTACTGACTCTTCTTTGCCTGCAACATACGTCTTGCTTACAGACGTGCCAGACTGTGCAGAGACTGTTTTGGATGCTACTACACCTTCTTTAGTTGTGTAGAGTTGCCCTGCTGCTGCCAGTTTTGCTAAGTAAGCGCCAGCCGTAAGAATCGCATCTGGCACTTCACCTTCTGGATAGTCTGGTAAATTTCTAGCATTAAGCCACGCATTAGCCTGCATCACAGCAATAACCGGATCACCAGTTCCCCACCAGTCAGGCCCTAGCTTTTGAGTCACACTTTCGACTGTTACATAGTTCATAGCTTAATCCTAAAAATCTAATTAAGAAGGACGGCCCGAAAGCCGCCCTGCTTTAGTTATGCACCACCATTCAGCGGTGCTTCTGGCACAGGAACTGCTACTTCTGGGTCCTTAATGCCATAGTCACCCGCTGTTTTGGCAGGGTCAAACATAGTGCCTGCTGCTAATGTGTCAGTCGCATCATCAGCATATCGGCGGTCAGTTGGGTATTGGTATTTGTAGTCTGGTTGCTTCTCAGCCATGACTGCTCTCCTTAAAGGTTAGTAATTAGGAAGCGGATTGAGGTGTCTTCTGGTTTGGTTACAAGTTCCCAGTTAGCTGCCTTCTGCAAATCAGCCCAAGAAGCGCTTAAAGACTCACGCTCTGTACCACCAGTTAAAGTGTCTTTAGGTGCAATGAAGCTAAAACCTTGCGGATGGATCAACATGTTGCGACGCGTCCAAAGGATTTCATGACCAGCACCATTACCAGTTGATTGTGTTTCTTCAACCTTCAAATCTTTTGGACCGGGAACAGAGTCATATGCAAATGCGCGTGGACCTGCAAGAATCGTGATGAACTTAGCGTTTGCGCCTGTGCCAATTTGCGTATTGGTATCTGTTTCAATGACTGCGCGCCCGTTGTAAACGGTGATTGGTGGCAAGTTATCACTTGTGGTCACTTGTTCAAGTAATTGCTGTTTACGCATCTTTGCAGCAATACGTGAATGCACAAACATCACACCACGTCCACGTAATGAAGCATTCATAGTACTTTCTGCATCAATGTAGGCATCTACTGACCAGCGTGACGCATCTGTAGCTGTTGATGCCGAGATATCAGTAGTGAATCGTTTGCCATTTGCTTGGTCATAATTACGTAGACCAATAACGGTAGCTAAAGCACGGTTTTCCGCAGCTTGTTGCCAATACTTATTCAGCATCCCACCAATAAGCTCAAGCGAGTTGACCTTAGATAAATACTGCCCCAGAACAGACTCAAGAAAGCCTTCGTTCATATAAGCAACGCGGCCTTGCATTTCACCTGCATCAATCGTGCGAGGCATTGCGATATCAGTCAAAATGGTGTTGCCATAGTTCTGTTCAACATTACCATCCACACCGTTAATGTATGGAACGACGAATGTTGATGAACCACTTGTAAGCAAAGGACGTAAAGATTCATCAGATACGAATGCACCTGACTGCACGAGTGGCGAAACTGCCACAGGATTTGGACGTAGATAAGATAAAACTACGTCACGGTTAAATACTTCTACTAAAGAAGGCATGGAGTTACTCCCAATAATTAATTATTAAAGTCACCATTCGCTACTGCTGCTTGGAACCCTTGAGGGTCATTCTTTTGGAATTCCAAGCGCTCTTGCGTGGTCATTTCACTTGGTTTCTTGGCAGCTCCACCACCTGAACCACCGCCAGAAGCCCCACTTCCTGACGCATTTGAAGCAACAATTAATGGCTTAAACGCCACATTGCTACGAAACTCTTTTTTGAGGTCATCAATACTTAAAGCACTAGGTTTGCCCTGCGAATCTAGTACACGTACTTTGACCTCACCGTTTTCATCAGTTTCAACCTGAAGACGGTTAGTAATATGTGGAAGCAAAACTGCCTCCGAGCCTTTGATTGAAAGCTCACTTGCTAATGCTTGTGCTGTTTGCCCGACAGTTAATTTGTAGACTTGGTCTTGCAATGCTTTGGTAGCTTCTGCATGTTTAGCTTCGGCTTGTTCGAGTTTCGCTTTCCAAGATGCTTCAATTGCAGCCACATCACCTTTTTTACGGGCTGCTTCTTCGGCTTCGCGTTGAGCTTTTTCTTCGGCTTCGCGTTGTTTTTGTTGAGCAGATTTCTTTTCACCAAGAAGTTCTTCAACTTTCTTCTTCAGCCCATCCAGTTCTGAATTATCTTGCTGCGGCAGACCTTCAACTTTTAAATAAAATGCGCCATCTTTTTCTTCGTAAAGCGCTTTCATTTCATCAGATAAGCCCTCTAGGCTATCGAGTTTGTATTTCATGTTTTGCTCCCTGAGCGGTTTTGCAGTCACAAACTGCGGGCAATAAAAAAGCACCCGAAGGTGCTAAGGTTTGAATTTAATTTAGCGTTTGCGCTTTAAGTAATCTTTGAAATGCTTTTTTCTTTGCCAATAGGTGAGCCCACCGACAATGAAAATTAATGCAAAAATGAGTTCTGGACTAATACTCATAATCCCAACCTCTTAAACATTTCTTCATCAAGCTTTTTTAGTTCAGCAAGTGTGAATGGCTGACCTGTTAAAGGATCTACAAACTTATCCAATGAGTATTTCCCCTCTTTGAATAGTTTGTATCTTGTCGGCCCAAGCCAAGACTTTTGAAAAGCTGCATCTTGTTTATCAAACCAACCTTTGAAAGTTGTATTTGAATCAACAACGCCTATTTCACCTTCACCATTCACTTTATTGTTGAATGGCCGCATCCCAATCGTTTTACCTGACGGATTTGCAACAGGAACTAGAATCGATCTACAGTTTGGATGAAGTGGCGGTACCGGATGAGGCTCATCCTTCCTGTAAACCTTGTCCGAGTAACCCATACAGATTTTAGAAGTACGGCTATCTAGTGTGGCAATGAACTTTACATATTCAACACCAATGGATTGATACGTTTCATTCAATGCAACATTAGAAACATGACTTCTAGCTGTGCGAACCATTGTAGAAATCTGGTTTCTGCTCTGATCAAGCAAGCCATCTTGGTAATTAAGCTCTTTTTTCCCCTTAATCCTTTGGATGATCTGTTGATTTGTTTGCCCACTTGATAAGCCATCTCGAATTGTTTGCTCCACTCTAAGGCGAGTGTCATCTGCAATACGCGCAAAAATGGAATCAAGTAGCGCTCCACCACTCAAAGGGGTTTTCTTTACCTTGTTGAATAGCGTCTTGCTATTTGGCTCTATTTTTCGATTAGAAATAGTTTTTGCTTGATATGTAGCTTCATATACAGCAAGTGCTGTTGCGCTAACTGTGAAGCTGTCAAGCAATCCTGAAGCTACACTTGCTTGCCAAGTCTGAACTAAGGTCCGTACTTCTTTCAAAGCAGGTGTTGTGTATTGCGCTGCCATCAATGCAGTCTTTTCAGCGTCACTCAAGTCATCTAACAAATCTCTTAACTTTGAAAGCATCTCACTAGAGAGCGAATCAAATTGTGTTAGGAGATTATTGATTTCAGTTGAAGAGAGCCGATACAGATAGGCCTGATGTGATACCAGGGCATCAAGTAGAGCTTGTTGTGACAACTGGACGTTCATTTGTCACTCCTGCGATTTAAACCACCATAGGTCTATTAATTGACTCGCTTTCTATACGTGTTTGCTCATCCTCATAGCTAATTTCTGGAACTTTCCCAGTAGTTAGCAACTCATGGAAGGTTTCCATACTCATGCGATTAGCAAGCACCATTTCCCAATAGAACTTAAGCGTATCAAGGTCAATCTTACCTTTAGCAAAATCTTGCTTAATTGTGAGTTTCGCTTTAGATCCGCTTCCATAATATGCAGCACACCATTTAAGCGCATATTCCATCGCCTCATTAGTATTGGCCACACACAAAGAAAGGACGCTGTACTGAGCAAGTTTTTCATTATTTGATTGAGTAGCCGTTTTATTGACTTGTTCCGTCTCAAGAATCTTGGCACCCATGGCCTGCATGTACTTTTCTTTAGCATCCATAGCCTGTTTTGCTAAGGTGCTTTCAGTGACTTGCTTGTAGTCAAATGATGAGCCTTTCGGAAGCATTAAAGGATTCTTAGAACCTAAGCGAACTCCATTTTTCTGCAACCAGTCACGCCAACCTTCATCAAGTTCATTAATAACTGGCTGAGCTTGTCCACAGATAAATACCATCTCTTCATAGCTTGCGCTGTTTTGATAATGGGCCAAGTTCATAGTGACAATTGGTTCTAATGGGATCGGGTCAATATTCCAATCATTAGCCAAAGACCCCAAAGGAATAAAAGGAATTTCATTCCATCTTTGGCCTAATGAATTCGTTGGATAGAAGGCATCACCGCCCTGTAGTTCTCCTGACTTATCTGTATAAACTTGAACGTTATATTCATTGTTTTCATCAAGTCGAAGTACGCGGTAAATATTGATTTCTTTCTTAGAGAATTCGTCTTCTGGATCTTTTACCGTGGACTTCTCATGCAAGACAATAAGTTCAGGCTTATAGACTGATCCAACTCGCTTTAGGCTCCAGTTGATAATACTAAGCGATTCATAAAATACGATTGTTGGTCGAATACCTAAGCTCTCTGCCTGCTGCACAGACACATTGCCATTAGTAGTCGGATAATCTACAAACAAACCACCACGTGCATGTTTAAGTTGACCTTGCAAAGCAGATTGTGCAACTTGGTAAATTGACTTACCTGTACCATCTGCATCGTATTTAAGAAAATCCATTCCATCTGGTTCGAATGTTGGGTCCTCAGCAAATACCACGCCCACCATCTTGTTTAATGTGTCTTTAGCAATCTCGTAGAACACAGCACGGGTTAAATAAGCCAAATAATATTGATCATTCTGCGTTAAATCAGACGATACATTGGGTTTTGGTAAATAAAGTTCCCCACGCTTCTTAACCGTGGCAGAACCATCACAGACATCGTCGATAGTTTCCCAACGCTTTTTCATGTCTGCATAAGCTTGATGTTCAGTATTAACTGGCATTAGTAAACCATTCCTATATCTAGTGTTTTTGCAACAACCTTTTTACCCATAGCCACAGCAAACATACGGAAGCCATCAGCACCGTGTGAGTGAATGTCATGAAGTGGGTTGTCCTTCCAACATCCAAGTTTGTCATTCCACTCTTTTCGATAGTTCTCAAGATGAGTAATGCCCTCAGCACATTTGTATTCATCAAATTCGCATAAAGGCAGAATCTCACGGACCTGCTCGATACCATCCATTACGGTGATACTTGGCACCACTTCGAAATTGACTGAGTACTTCTCCCCGTCATCGAGCACATAGCCCTCTTTGGCAATGTCAAGACGAGACTTACCATCATTCATAAGAGAGCGGTTTTTAATGTCGTGCGGAGCATAATGCTTGCTGTACTTGTAGCCTTTTTCTTTAAGCACTTTGAAATAGTGCCGCATACCTTCGCCTGAGTTTTCGTAGTAATCGATAACTTGGTAGCAAGTATCTGATAACTTCCGGATAAACCAGATCACCATTGAGTCTGAGACACCTAAGTCCCAGAAGGTCATAACAGGTAAATGATCATTAGAAGGCAATACACCAATGCGTTTATTGGCATACAAGAATTTAAATTGGTTCTTGTAGTAAGCACCTTCAACAGACTGAGCAAAAGCTTCACTAGGAATACTTGGATATTCCCGCTTCATATCCTCGCCAAGAGTTTTCTCTTTTGAGTGATACCAAGCTCTTTGCTTTGGCGTTGTTTTAATCTTGTGCTTAACTTCCAGTTCCTCAAAGTATTGAACTAGGCGCTGTGGGAGTTCTTCAGTTGGTTCAATTTCATAATCAGCATTCTTCCACCAGGAGAAGAAAAAGAATTTCCAATCAAGTGGACTTAGTTTTTTGTTGAGTAGTAATAACTTTTCAGCTAATTGGCAGAATTCATAGAAGTAACCACTTTTACCTTCAGCCGTACTTTCAAGTGTGATGCGACCTTTAAGGCTAACTGCCTCAAATGCACCTGTAACAATCTCACGGGCCTTATCTGGAAACTTCGCACAAATCTTACCGAACTCAGACACATGTAATCGGTCTAATGTTCCACCACGAAATGAAGTTGAAACGGTAATTGAGCCACCTTTGCTAAAAACAAGCTCATCTTTAGTTTGAATCTCTAAAGGATTGGCTGCTTTGATAAGGTGTGGCAAGCGATCGTAAGCGTACTTAACCTTTTCACGGAACAGACGCTTA